CAGTTACGTATTGCTGATGTAAGCCAACCTACCCCCCAACCTCCTGACCCTCAGCCACTTACCCTCTCAACCACCACCGCCCTCAGCCACCTACCTCACCTAACCGACTTACCATCAGAGAGAAACGCTGAAACTTTTGGGCTAACTCATTGGTTTTCAGAGGGGTAGGGGTTCGGAATCGGTTTCGGGTTGCGGTTCGTGTCGTGTGCATTCTATTATAATCCCCAGGGTACTTAGAACTCCTATGCTAATAAGTAACTTTTTGCACAAAGTAGCGAAAAACGCTACTTTTTGCGTACTATTTCCTTCAGGGGGGTGTGTTTACAGTATCGGTGGCACTGTAAACAAGCTGTTTGTATCGGTTTGGTCAGCTTAGAGCTGGCTAGGCTACTATGATTCGAGCTGTTGTTTTGGTCTCTCCCCAAATAAGCTATCTTTTTGGGGAATTGAATCACCGAATTCAAAAAAACAAAGCTAAAAGTAGCATAAAACTACAAAAAACAAAACCCAAAAACAGCTTGAAATCGCTAAGAACACGCTTTTTGCTTGCTCACTCTTGGGCACAGGTGTCCTCTATTCGGAGTAGCTTTGCTGTTTGGTCTGTTGGATTCAGTGTTTGTCTCGTCAGGCAGCGGGTCGGGGGTTGTGAAGACCCCACTCCCGCTGGGGTTTTGTGTCTTGCTCTGCTCTGTGTGCTGACGCTCCGCTTCTGTCTGGTCGCTTTTGCCTTTGGCAGGGACAAAGTTACGACAGAAAATCCATAAAGTCAAGAGGCACTCTTAACTATTTCTTAACATTGGGATTGTTTATATCTTTGTGCTATGAACTATCAGAAGGTTGGTGAAATAACCTCTAGTCAGCTGTTGAAACAGATTGATGAGGTGATATCTAGCTTTGAGACTCCTCTTGAGTTAGCTCATTTCTTGGCTCAGTGCCATCACGAGAGCGGGGGTTTTACGAAAACCGTGGAGAATTTGAATTATTCTTCGGCTAGGTTGCTTCAGGTCTTCCCGAGGCACTTTAATCAGGACAATGTGGCTATTTATGCGAGGAATCCTCAAAGGATAGCCAACAAGATTTACGGGAACAGGATGGGGAATACAAAGCCGAACGATGGTTGGGACTTTAGAGGTCGCGGATATATACAGCTTACAGGGAGAAACAACTACAAGCTGTTTGAGGAGGAGACGGGGAACAAGGTTTTGGAGAATCCCGCCCTGGTTTCCACGGAATACCCGATGAAGTCTGCGGTTTGGTTCTGGAATCGCAACAAGATTGGGGAGCTTTGCGTGGATTCTACAGACAAAACGATAACCCTTGTCACGAAGAAGATTAACGGGGGTGTTAACGGTTTATCTCATCGTAAAGAGTTGACACGCAAGTATTTAGCGCTTATTGAAAAGTAACTATCTTTGCACAATCTAAACATAAAAATATGAAAAAGACACCATTTGGGAAGGCTTTTGCAGAAGCTAGGGCAAGCGGAGACCGTTCTTTTAAATTTGGTAAAAAAGAATATGATACTGGTCTAAAAGGTGAGTCAGGTAAACAGACTGTAAAAGCGCTAGAAAAGAACTATGAGAAGGTTACTGGTGTACCAAGGCAAGTGTCTTCTATGAAACCTATTGAGGCAAGTAGGGCGGAAACGGCTTTGATGCCATCGAGAGGGGTTACTCCAATTGAACGTGAGGGGAAAAGAAAAGGATTAGGAGGGCTGGTTGACAGAATCCGTTATAACCGTATGAAGAGGGCTGAAAGGAGAGCCGAAGGAAAGCCAGGAGTCACTGAGAATACTGGTGATTTTATTAGAGGTATGGGTAAAGGCAACGCAACCGATATGCTAAGACAGGCTATTGCTAATAGGGCAAACGCAAAACCAGCAGCTGGCCCTACTAAAGAGGGTCCTAGCGCTACAAAGGCGGTTGCAGAGGCAAATGCTGCCTCAAATCAAAAGCCAGCGGAAACTAAATCGTCACCAGCAAGCAATTTTGTTACAGGAACTGGCCCAGGAAATGCAAGGACTGCATTACAGCAGCAATTAAGCACGGCTGTATCCACAGAATCTCTTCAAGATAAAGCTAAAAGGGTAATGAGAGGAGACTATGGTGTTGGTGCAGACAGAAAAGCTAAACTAGGCTCAGACTACGAGGCTGTACAAGGAGAGGTTAACAAAATGATGAAGTCTAAGAAGAAGTATATGGGTGGAGGTATGATGAAGAAGTACGCCAAGGGAGGGAAAATTGAGAAAGCAGCCGTAGATAATACTAGGGTTAGCACCCCAACTAGAATGAATGATAAAATATCAGGCAAACCAGAAGGCAAACTTTACTTTAGAAAAGATGGTTTTGGGATTAATTACCCCAACACCAAAAAATCACGAAAGCTTCCTCCTGGAATGACTCCGTATAACCCTGGGGGAAATCAATCACCTAAAGTTGAGGCTAAAAATGACTCTGCGTATAACCTTGACACTTACGGAAGCATCCGCGACAACTACTTTCTCGTAGGAAGAAGGAAACCACGAATTTCACATATATGGGGGGTGGCAAAATGGAGTATGGTATGGGTGGTAAGATGGATAAGAAGAAGGCCTTCATGGAGATGGTTGCAAAGCTCAAGGCCAAGAAGAAATGAAGCCAAAAAAGTATAACTACGGGGGAAGATGGAGGAAGAAGGTGGTCAGATGATTAAAGTGATGGCCCCTTCATTACAGGAGGCGGTAAAACAGATTGAAGCTGCTGTCTCCAAATCCACCACGAAGCCCTCTCACTATATGGTGAAGGCTTGTTTCTATGAAAGCGAGGAAGAGTAAGTCGGCTAGGTACTACGCTGACAACCCTGAGGCTAGGGAGAAGAAGAAGAACTACGATACAGAATACCACGCCACAGGCGAAAGGAAGAAGTACAGGGCTTTCCTCAACAAGAAGAACAGGGATGCAGGGACCTACGGGAACGGGGACGGGAAGGACTACGACCACGATGAGCGTAGGATGATTAGCTCCTCACGGAACAGGAGCAAAAAGTAGCTATCTTTGTAAAAACTAAAGACTTATAAAATGGCAGCATCGGATACAAGGAAAATGCTAGGAGGAGATGGAGTAATGCGATTCATTGACTCCACCTCAAATATACCAGCATCATCTGGCTACTTATTTGATTATGTAGTTGTTAACGAACCCTGTATATTGTCAGTATTGATTGATGAAAATAGTACTGATGTACTGCAGGCATCAGAGTGGAATTTGTCTGGAAAACTCTCTATACAGGTATGATTCTTATTGGAAAGAACGGTGCTGGCATTAGGGCTGTTACAGTCACATCTGGTTCAGTTATTGGATACCAATCGAGAGATAGGGGTAATTTAAGGATATAACTTTATGTCTTTAAATTACGGAAATTCTACAATTTCTATAAAAAATAGCATACCAGTAATTAATTGGGCGCTATTTAATAGTAGAGCAAATACTGACTCTGCTACAGCTAGTGAACCAGCTGTTGGGCAGTGTCTTTTTGCTAGATACTACTCTTCATTAAACGCTGGGACCCCTTCCTTTTTACTAATACCATCAAGGTTTAAATCTGGTAAACTTTATGCTCAAATCCCCACAAATGGGAGTGGCGACCTTAATGTAACTCGTTCTTTAGATACGGCAACCCGTGTGAATGCGAGTGGCTTCATTGAATCGGTGGCGAGCGGAATACCTCGCTTGGACTACTTCGCCAGCGGTGGGGTGGTCGGTTGCCCTGCGTTGCTTGTGGAGCCGAGTGCGCAGAATGTGGTTCAGCAAAGCGAAGATTTTACAAATGCTTATTGGGCTAAAGTTAATAGTTCTATTTCAGGCAATCAAACTACCGCACCTGATAACACTTTGACTGCCGATAAGTTAATAATGAACAACGGAATTCTTCCGAACGTTGCTAATCAATCAGGATTTAATCGCTCAGAAGTCGTTACAAGTAGTGCTTATAGATTTTCTATATTTGCGAAATCAGCAGAATTTACGGGATTTAGGGTTAGAGAAAATACTGTTGAAGGGACATTCTTGGATGTCAATTTATCAAATGGCACGATAACAAATGGTAGCGTGGCACAATTTATTAGCCCGTTAGCAGAAAATTACGGCAATGGATGGTATCGGATTTCTTGGACAAGCCCAACAATTACAAACTTAAATAAGTATACCATCCGAGTCGGGTCAACGGGAGATGGAGTTTCGGGTATTTTTGTTTGGGGCGCACAACTCGAAACAGGCTCCGTAGCCACCTCCTACATCCCCACCACAACGGCAGCAGTCACCCGCAACGCAGATGTGGTTTCGGTAAGCGGAGCGGTCAGCGGGAGTATCGGGCAGACGGAGGGAACGATTTATGCAGAAATTAACATTCAGAAGCTTTTAGGGACAACTCAAAGAGCTATCGTTGATATAGGGCAATCAGGGAACAGGTTATTCCTTGGATATGGAAATGGATTGACAAATCAAATCAAGTTTTTGCTTCAGACAAGTGGAGGTGGACTTGTGGATTTTCAGTCCGCTGCAACAACTACTGGGACAATACGGGTAGCCGTTGGATACAAGAATAGCGATAGCGCTATGTATGTAAATGGAGTGAATGTGACACCTACTTCAAACGGCTCTTTCACTGCTACTTTAACAACTCTATCGAACATTTATATTGGAAGTAGTTTAGATGGCCTTGATTTCTTAAACGATAAGATTAATGAGATTTCGTTGTTCTCGACTAGGTTAACAAATACTGCTCTTCAAAATATGACAATCCAATAAAAGTGAAATCTAAAAAGAAAACGGATAAGGTTATGGTGAAGGCCCCAGAGGGCTATCACTGGATGAACAAAGGTGGACGATTCTTTTTAATGAAGCACGAAGGGGAATTCAAGCCCCACGAGGGGGCATCCTTGGAGATGCCGTTCAAAGTTATTTCTCGTCATTGAGGAAGATAGGTATCTTCCCCTCTAGCTTATTGTAGAGCCTCTGCACAATCATCCTAGCTCTTTGCGTTATCGCAAAGCGTATGCTAAACTTCTGGCCTTGAGGGATTCTGAATCTTTGCCTATCCTCGTTGCTGATATCTCCGTTGTTGATGTAGTTGATAATCATACCCTTTTTCCTTAAAGGCTCAAGGACATCCTTCTTGAAGTTTATGTGACCGTCATAGGCAAGCTGTGCAGCTGCGTACTTAGCAGTGAAGAACTCAAGGTCGTATACAAACAGTAAAACGTCAAGCTCCACCTTCTTCAAGTCTTCGTTCCTCATAATGTCAAGGAAGGCCATCTTGTGGTATTTGAGGTAGTTCTTCCCAATCTTGCTCCTGTCTTCTTTCCTGAATTCTCTTACGACGAGTACGGTTCCCTGCTTCTTGGGTTTGGGTGTTTTATGAGTAGCCATTTATTGAAGTATATTTGTGCAAATTTAATTCATATGACTAGAAAGCAAGTAAAGGACTTCACCAAGGAGTTCAAGTCCCTCAACAACCAAATCCAAGCCCTCCTAATCAAGTACGGGGCTGGTCCAGGCTCGTTCTACGTGAACGCAATAGGTATCAAAGACATCGACTTTGAAAACGAAGAGCAAGACGAGATTGAAAAGCTCATTAACCCACTTCCTGAAGAAGAGGCTAAGATTGACGTATTCTACGCTACAAATGTAACGGATGAAGATGAGCTAGAGGAGATTCTAGACAACGTGTACTACGCCCACTCAAGTGAGATGGCTAAAGAAGAAAGGAACGCATTATGCGTAAGACTCCCCCAGAAAAAGGCTCTACAACGGCCTCTGACTGGATTAACCTTAATTGATATGATACGCAAGATTATTATCGGTGTAAACCCTAAAGACGCTATGGCTTACTTTATCGGTATGCCAGCTGGTGGAGGCCAGGTAGTGGCTATCGTTGAAAACGACGAAGGGGACCGCTTTGAGATATTTATTGAGAATACTGAGGGGACTTTGCACTGGAAAAGCATCAAGAATATGCCTGTAATCGTTGAATATGACTGCAAATTCTAAGATAACCCCTGTACACGACTTCTTGGTTAAGCTACCAAAGAAGTTCAAAGACACCTTTAAGATGGCTGGAAAGGAGTTCTACCTTGAAAGCAAGTTTAGGGAGTTCGAGAACAGATACTGCTACGGGGAGGTCGTTGGAGTACCATTAAAGCACGAGACTCCTGTTCGTGTCGGGGACATACTCTATTTCCACCACCACGTCGTTCTTGACGCAAGGGCTGAAATAGGTAAGAACCTGTACCTCGTAAGATACAGCAAGACAGGGGGCCACGGCACTCAGGCCTATGCCTACAAGAGGAACGGTCAGCTTAGGCTTTTTTCGGATTGGGTGTTTGTAGGGATTGAGAAGGAGGAAGGGGAGAAGACTAATAGCGGGATTATCTTGTTACAACCATCTGTCAAGAAGAATATCGCTACGATTCTGTACGAATCCGACGAACTTGACAGGGAGGGAATCAAGAAAGGGGACAAGGTTTACTTCGCAAACAACGCAGACTACGAGATGGAGCTCGAAGGGGAAACCGTTTACAGGATGCGTATTGATGACATTCTGTATGCAGAAAAAGCCTAAGTTCTCGACCATTGAGGCCGCTCAACAGCTTCTGACATCGATGGAGCACGCCATCACCAATCTTATTGAAGAGGTGCGTAAGCCTATCCCCCAGGAGCTTGTTGGGGCAGCAAGAAAGGCTGAATTGTCTGCGATTAAGCAAACGGTTACAGACGCTAGAGAGCTGTTGCAAGAGAGGCAGAAGATTGAGGAGATGATATCCTCACTGAGGGAGGATGGTGAGCTTGAGCAAGAGTCCGACTATTCAAGTGGCTTTGCAGAAGAATTCGCTAAGTAATGGCTGGATTAAAGAATGTCAAAGGTTTCAAGGAGCCTGTCGTCAACATTTGCCCTGACGATACTGCTGGGGAAATCGTTGAGATTGCAGAACTTATCATCCAACTCCCTAAACAGATTGAAAAAAGTAAGATTCTATTTCGGAATCTTCCGCAAAAAGACCAGAAATGGAAACGATTAGACGTTCCTAGGGAACTAGAGAAGATTCGCTCGATGGACGAGTGGAACCAACAGCCCAAGGAATTCAAGGATAAATACTCCCCCTACATCAAACAAGAGTTTGAAAGGCGCAGAAACGGGGTGTGGTTCTACAACAACGGGGAGCCCACCTACATAACAGGGGACCACTATATGCTCCTACAATGGAGCCAGATGGATATTGGTTATGGGGGATACCTTGAGTTTCAAAGAAAACTATTTATCCACGCAAAGGCTTGTTTTGTGGACCCTAGATGCTTAGGGCAGCTATACGTTAAATGCCGTCGTAGTGGGTACACGAATATAAGCTCAGCAATCACGGTTAACGAGGGGACATCCATCTCCAACAAGGTTCTTGGTATTATGTCCAAGACAGGTAAGGATGCTCAGGAAAACATCTTTATGAAGAAGGTGCTTCCAATGTATCGTGGCTATCCGTTCTTCTTTAAACCCATCCAAGACGGTACAACCAACCCAAGGATGGAGCTAGCCTTTAGAGAACCTGCTAGGAGAATCACAAAAACCAACAAGACTATCGGTAAGACAGAAGCCTTGGATACGGTTATCAACTGGAAAAACACAACCTCAAACGCCTACGACGGTGAAAAGCTCCATCTGTTGTATTTGGATGAAGCAGGGAAGTGGGAAAACCCGATGGACATCACGGAGGTGTGGCGAATCCACAGAACCTGTCTGATTGTCGGTAAGAAGATTGTCGGTAAGGCTCTAGTGGGTAGCACGGTTAACCAGTTGGACAAAGGGGGTGCAAACTTCCGTAAGCTCTACAACGACTCAGACCCTCTAGAACGCAACGAAAACGGTAGGACGAAGTCTGGGCTATACCGCATCTTTATCCCCGCCTACGAGGCCTTAGAAGGCTTTTTTGACCCATACGGTAAGCCTATCATCGAAAAGCCCAAGCACGCTATCAGGACGATGGATGGGGACTTTGTGAACACTGGCTCAAAGGTTTACCTGTCAAACGAAAGAAAAGCGCTTAGCAAGGATGGATACGAGCTCAACGAGGTTATCAGGCAGTTCCCTTGGACCATCGACGAGGCATTCAGGGAATCCACAAAGTCTTCGCACTTCAACATCGGTAAGATTTACGAGCAGTTGCAGTACAACAGAGAGCTCTACCCAGAGCCTGTGATTAGGGGTAACTTCGTTTGGAAGGACGGGATACAGGACAGCGAGGTTGTTTGGTCTGCTAGCGAGAACGGAAAGTGGAGGGTTTCTTGGCTACCTCCAGCTCATCTGAGAAACAACAAGGTAACGAGGAACGGGAAGTGGTATCCAGGGAATGAGCTTATAGGCTGCGGTGGGGTTGACTCCTACGATATTGACAATACGATGGACGGTAGGGGCTCTAAGGGAGCCTGTCACCTATTCAACAAATTCAATATTGAGCACCCATCCAACCTGTTTGTTGCCGAATACGCAGAGAGGCCACCTCTTGCGAGGATTTTCTATGAGGACATCCTCCAGGCTGCCGTATTCTTCGGATACCCATTGCTCATTGAAAACAATAAATATGGGATTGTCCGATACTTTGAGGCACGAGGCTACGACGGGTTCGTCCTTGACAGACCAGAACATCTCAGGGCTCCACATAGTAATGCAAATATAAAAACCAAGGGGATTCCATCTAATAGTCAGGATGTTATCCAGGCTCACGCACAGGCCATTGAGTCGTACATCCACGAGCACGTAGGCATCAACGATGACTCAGGCAACTACGGGAAGATGTATCTGGAAAGGACTCTTGAGGACTGGATTAACTTCAAAGTGGACGACAGGACCAAGTACGACTTAACGATATCTTCAGGTCTTGCCCTTTTGGCAGCTCAAAAGTACAAAGTGGCTAAACCAAAAGCCGATTTGTCAGAGAAAATATTCTTCAGGAAGCACAAACCCATAACTCGCTTATAATCAAAGGATTTTGAGTATATTTGTAGCCAAATTGACCAATCGAAAGGAATGGCTAAAAATATAAACTTCCCTAGTGGGAACTTCCCTAATCCGTTAGCTCCGACAGAGGCGAAGCAGACCAAAGAGTACGGTTTAAAGTATGCAAGGGCCATTGAAGGCCAATGGGGTAGAACTGATGACGCACAGAGTGCGTTTGCTAGGCGATACGGGGAGTTTGAAAGGAACAGGGATTACGCCAACGGAACCCAAGATGTTGCTATCTACAAGCAGATTCTCACATCGTTGGACCCCAACAACGGGGATGGTTCTTTGATTAACATCGACTGGTCCCCAGTCCCCATCGTTCCTAAGTTTGTTCGCATTGTCGTTAACAAGATTCTAGGACGCAAGCCCTACCCTAATGTGGAGGCTGTTGACCCACTTTCTATTTCAGAAAAGGAAAAACAGAAAGCTAAAGTTAAGTTTCAAGTTCAAAATAAGGAACTTATTCAAATGGCAAATCAGGCTGGTGTTAATACTGGAGTTGACGATAATAACATCCCAGAAACCCCAGAAGAAGCCGAGATATTCCTTGAAAACAACATAAAGACCAATGCGGAGATAGCTTCACAGATTGCTACAAACTTAACTCTTGAATGGAATGATTTTAACGATGGCGTTTTTAGACGTTGCGTAAATGACATTGTGGCTTTAGGTATGGCTGTTGTAAAGCGTGAAAATGACCCTAATTACGGGATTACCACGAATTATGTTGACCCAGCTTACTTTGTCCACTCCTATACAGAGGACCCCAATATGGCGGACCTTACCTACGCTGGTCATATCAAAAGGCTTCAGCATTCAAGAGCTGAAAAGGATTGCAGGGGATGAGCTAACTGAGGAGCAGTACGAAAAGATTGCTAGGGATGTTCAGTACAAATACTCCAACAACCCAGGCAGAATCGGCTATTCAAACTACGATAGGTACACAAACCGTATGATTTACGGGTACGACGAGTACATCGTTGAGGTGCTTGACTTTGAGTTTATGTCCGTTGACAACGTGTTCTACGAGAGCAAGGAGTCTAAGTTCGGTAATGTGGGATTTTACTTTAAGGGGGCTATGTACACCCCACCACGTGAAAGCGTGTACGATAGGCAGCCCTTTAAGATGTCCTATGCAACGGTTTACGGGGGCACTTACGTCCTTGGAACCGATATGATTTTTGCTTACGGGATGAAGAAAAATGTGCCAAAGAATGTTCACGACATTACAAGGGCACGTATGTCCTATAGCGCTGTAGCTGTAAATATGCGTAGACTACAGCCCAAGTCAATGGTTTCATCGGTGATTGGCTTTGCTGACCAACTCCAGATTACTCACCTCAAGATTCAGCAAGCTATTGCTAAAGCCAAGCCTGATGGGCTTATTATTGACGTAGAGGGCCTTGAAAACGTGCAGCTTGGTCAAGGTGGTGACTTACAGCCCCTGCAGATTCAAGATATCTACGAGCAGACTGGTGTGTTCTACTATCGCTCTAAGAATCCAGAGGGTGGCTTTCAGAACCCACCAATTCGGTCTATTGAGAATCAGATTCGGAACATCAATGAGCTTATAGCTTTATATAACCACTATCTGCGAATGATTCGTGATACCACGGGCATTAACGAGGTTGTCGACGGTTCTACACCGAAAGGCGATGCTTTGGTTGGTGTTCGTCAGCAAGCGATTGACGCTTCAAACAACGCTACCTACGACATTACTCATTCTTCAATGGTTCTGTTCAGAGAAGGTTTGCGAGGACATCATTAAGTGTCTTCAGATTCTCCCTACGGAATCGGTTATTTATAGGGTATATGAGAATGCTATCGGTAAAGCGAATATGGAGGTTCTGTCATCCTTTGCCGATTTACCGATGTACAATTTCGGGGTAAAGGTGGTCACAGAAATGAATGAGACAGATGAAGCTTATCTTGAAGCAAACATTCAGGCCTCATTAGCTCAGAAGGAAATAGACCTTGAAGATGCAATAGCTATTAGGAGATTAAAGGATGTAGACCAGGCTGAAATGCTGTTAATTGTCAGAAGAAAGAAGAGAGTTCGGCAAAATTCCGAATTAGCTGCTCAAAATAGTCAACTGCAAGCACAGGCCAACCAAGAAACCACTATGGTTGCCTCTCAAGCAAAGATTCAAGAGCTGCAGACTCAAGCTCAACTTGAGGCCCAAAAGATTCAACTGGAAATGCAGGCAAAAGCCCAATTGCTTCAAACGGAATATGCTCTTAAAATGGAGTTAGCTAGATTGGAAGCGGATATGAGAAATATGATTACTCAAGGTGATAAGATGTTTAGAGAACAGCTCGAAGACAAGAAGGAGAAGGCTAAGGATGAGCGTGTCAAGGCTCAAGCTATTGAGCAATCCAAGCTAATCAGCCAAAGGAAGGGTGAGAGGGGGGAGCTGATGTCTGCAGATGAAGAGCTTATGAATAGTATCTTTGGTGGCCAACAAGAAATGACACAACCATCTTAAAATGAGCACATTACGACTAGACCAAGCCCAAAGGGTTGACATTGTTTGCAGACGTGGAGACACGTTCAAGATGGTTGTCAATGTCAGGGACTCCTCTGGTTCCGTTGTCAATGTTTCTGGCTCTGCCTTTACCTACAAGATGGAGGTTCGTGAAACGGACACTGCCACTGGCACGGTTATCCAACAAATGCAACTGGCTTTGTCTTTGCGGGGACGGCAAGCGGTGTCCTAACGGTTACAGTAACCTCCACTACAATGGCTGCTGTAAACTCTGGGCTATATGTGTATGACCTTCAAACCACAAGGGCATCCGATAGCCTCGTGCAAACTTGGCTGTACGGGACATTCCTAATCAATGAAGACGTAACGATAACTTAGTATGATTAAGCCAACTGTTGAAACTACGATTATAATTAGAACCGCAGCAGATGGGCCACCACCGCTATGGTTTGCTATCCCTGCACAGGAGACGTATTCGCTTAACTTTCAACCGCAAAGGACACTTAATCTTATTTACGACCAACAGGTAACCGCAGGTATATTCGATTACACCTTTGACTTAACCTTCGAATAATGGCTGTACAAACAAGAGCTCAATTACTAACAAAGTCTGCCACCGTTCAAAATGAAACGGCCCCAAATGCCAATACCGCTGCAAGGGTTGGTGGGTTGTTTAGTGATTTTGCTGACAGTAATGTTTTGACATTGGAGCGAGGAATGGTGTCCTTATATATCAGCATGACTGCATCTTTTGCGATTAGTGATGCTAACCCATCACCAATCGATATACCTATGGATGCTGGTCCAGGCTATGGAAGCGTATTTAATACAAGTGATTACGGGATAACATATACGGGAAGTAATGCGAAATTAAGGGTATCCTGTCAGTTGGCTTTTGCTGGAGTAAACAGCAGAAGGTATTCTTTTTGGATTGCTCAAGATGGGGTCGAAATACCTCAATCATTATGGGAGGATACTCTTCAGGGAACCCACGCTCATACAGCATCCTGTGAGGCTTTCGTAAGTGCAAGTAATGGAAATCTATTTGAGATATATGCAATTTCAACTGACCCAACCGCCATAGACATTAAAACATTAACATTTGCAGCATACGTCTTATGAGAGAACTACTTGCCGTACTTGAAAAGTTTACCAAGGAACCCATTGCTGGTATGCTATTCTTTACCATCATCTGTGTAGGTTATCTGTATCTTGATAACAAGACCAACTACCAGCATCAGATTGAGGCTTGTGGAACGAAGGTCGAAATACTTGAGCAAAAGGTTGGCGTGTTGGAGACTAAGCTCAAGGTGAGCGATAGCCTGCTAGTAAGAGCCTTAATTAAACTGGAGTCTATTAACGCACAATGATGAAATACTTACTCTCCATCTGTTTAAGCCTTTGCTCTTATTCTTGCGTTGAAGAACCGTTAAATGCAAAGTCCAAGAAACCTTGCTGCGGTGGTACTACTAAAACAGCAGCCGACACATTGGCTCTACGTGTTGAGCACGTCATCCACGAACTCGATAGCAAGCAAGCTGTTGCAAAACTGGATGGGTTAAAGATTAAATCAAGTTCAGCCAAAGTAAAACAGCTCGAAAAAGAGAACAAGCACCTCAAGGACAGCATCAAAGAACTCCACGAATACTTCGTCTCAGAACTGAAATAAGATGGATAACCGCATTAAGAACCTTATCAAGAAGCACGGCTTAGCGGGAGTCAACAGACCGAAGAAAACCCCTAGCCACCCTACGAAGAAGGGTATCGTTCTTGCAAAAGAGGGCGATAACGTAAAGCTTATCCGCTTTGGGGACCAGAATATGGGGCACAATTACAGCCCTGAAGCCCGCAAGTCTTTTAAAGCTCGTCACGCTAAGAACATTGCTAAAGGTAAGATGAGATGCAGCCTATTGGGCCGATAAGGCTTTCTGGGGTGGTCCAGGTGCAGACAAGAAGATGCCACCGAAATCCCAAGAGTATACGAGGGGGCTGAAGAAGTACGCAGATGGTGGTAAAGTAGCAACTAAGACGAAACCCGTCTCTATGGGAGAAAGCCAAGGCTCAAGCCAAGGCGCGTATGGGTGGTAAGCACAGCGCTAGAGCGATGCAGCTTGCGGTATCCATCTACAAGAAAGCTGGAGGTGGATACAAAGGTCCCAAGAAGGAGACAGGTTTATCCAAGTGGACCAAACAAGACTGGACGACTTCATCTGGTAAGCCGTCGGAGGGTAAGCGTCGCTATCTCCCACGCAAGGCTTGGTCTGCATTGTCATCCGCAGAAAAAGCAGCGACCAACAAGGCTAAAGCCGAAGGCAACAAAACAGGGTAAGCAATTTGTTGCTCAACCCAAAACAATCGCTAAGAAGGTGGTCAAATATCGGAGATAGTTTTTGTACTATCTTTGCAACCAACTGTAATTCAATTATTTATGGAAACAAACTTCAATCCACTTGAAAACTTGGCTAAGGACCTTGGAATCGGAAATCTTCGACACTCCACCAAGTCCCGAACCGCAAACTGAACCATCGGCTGCCAGCTCCGAACCAAACGCTGGTGATAGTTCTTTGACATCAGACCCTGAATTTCAAGGTCAGACCGAATTCCAGCCTCAGTCTGAGGATGACAGCAGTGCAGTATATATGCAGGGGTCATACGAAGACCAAGGTGAGTACTATGATGATAGTGTCTCCGACGAGGAGACGATTGACTTCATCAACTCGTACCTCGAAGAGAAGTTTGGTGCTGGACTTGAAGCTCTAATGGGTCAAACGCAAGAAACAAATATCGATGAGCGGTTGCTGCCCATCCTTGAATTTGTTAGTGACACAGGGCGCTCCCCTGAAGACTGGTTTCGCTATCAGATGTTGAACCCATCCGAAATGGATGATTTAAATCTGGTTAGGTTGCAAATGTCTGCAGAGCATCCTGAGTTGTCTCAAGATGATATCTCTATGCTTATAGAAACTAAGTATAAGATTGGAGATGAATTCCTTGAAGAGAAAGAACAGAAGATGGCACAGCTTCAGCTCAAGATAGATGCTAATAAAGCTCGTCAGGAGATTGAAAATCTCAGGAACGGATACTTGGCTAGAACCGAAACGGGAGAATACCAAGAATACGAACCTGAATACGTTTGTAGACGAGCAATGGCTTCAAGAAATGTCTAGTGAGATAGATTCACTTGAGGGGATTGACTTTGAGCTTAATGGCGAGAAGACGTTCACCTTCGGTCTAAACGATGCTTACAAGAACAGCTTGAAATCAAAAAACGCTCAACTGGACTCATTCTTCGACCAATACGTCGACGGTAACGGGCAGTGGAATCACGAGCTGTTTAGTATGCACAGAACCGTTGTAGACAACATTGACGAAATTGTCAAGGCTGTTTATAGTCAGGGACTGTCGGACGGACAGCGGAAGATTGTACAAAACGTAGCCAACGTACAAACAGGCGCTCCTAATGCAGGGCCTGGAGGTCAAGACTGACACCCTGTTAGCACAGCTTGAAAGCATTATGGGTCAAAATGACTCTATGATGCGGATTAAACTCTAAACTTTTAACCCTTAAACCCAAAAACAAATGGCAAACGCATCAGGTGCGGTATTTACGCAAACAACTAACACCACACCAAACGTATTTTAGAACCCTTAGCCCACAGACCTATATCTCTCTGGGTAATTTTATCAACACCGTCAACAAGCCTGACGCTCGCAGTCAGCTGGTTAAGACCTATGGAAGCCAAGGTATTACTGGCTTTTTGCAACTTGTTGGTGCTGTTAAAACCGCTGGAACCGCTGACCAAGTAACTTGGTGGGAGGAGCAGCGCTTGCATCCAAACGCTGTATTTACAGCTACAGCATCTGGCGCAGCATCTGGTAATATTGTAATATCTGTCGCTTCTGGATGGAATGATGCTAGCGGTACAGCTCCATTGAGGCCAAATGATGTTGTTCTATGGGATATGGCAACGACCACCCAGCGTGCTATTGTTGCTGCTACTGGAGCTACATCCATTACGCTTTCTAATCTTGCCAATGGTACTTTAACAGGACCAACTAGCGGAGTAACGTATACCTTACCTATTGTCGGTAACTTATATGGACAAGGAACTGACCAGGCCTCAGCGAATATCTTGAGTCAAACGTAATCCAGCGTACAAATGCTTATATGATTATCAAAGAAATCTTCAAGGTTACTGGTTCTCAAGCAACAAACATTGGATGGATTGACGTAGGAGGAGGAGACTATCGCTGGTTTATTAAAGGAGAAGCTGATACTCGTCAGCGTTTTATCAGACAAGCGTGAAATGATGATGCTTCTTGGTCAAACAAACGCTAATACTGCAGCTGCTGCTGGTTTCGGCTCTGCAAATATTTCTGGTTCTGAAGGCTACTTCAGCGCTCTTGAGAACAGGGGACTTGTTACAAACGGTTATTTAAACGAACTTGTTGATTTTGACGCAATTATTACCGCCCTTGACCGTAATCGAGCTGGACCAGAATACGCTTTGTATGTTGACCGTTTGCAAGATTTGGCTATTGATGACCTTTTAGCTAAAGGAACTGTAACTTCAGGCACATCATTAACAGCAGGTCTGTCTACTCAATTTGGTGCATTTAACAATAATCCAAATATGGCTGTTGAACTTGGGTTTAAATCGTTTGGTCGTGGTAGTTACACCTTCCACAAGCACGATTGGAAGCTCTTGAACGAGCCTACTTTGCTTGGTACGTCTCAAGTTAGCACAGCTCCCACTGGAATGGTTGGATTTGCTGGTGTGATGATTCCTATGGCAACCGTAGTCGACCCTAAGACTGGAAACCGTGAGTTCCCTCTCGAAATCAACTACAAGTCAACCAACGGTGTTTCTCGTGAGATGGAGCACTGGCTGACTGGTTCGTTTATCGGAGCCAACAACTCAACGCTCGACGTACTGCAGTTTAACTACCGTTCCGAGATTTCTCTTGTAACTCGTGCTGCAAATCGACACGTGTTAATTAAGCGTTAGCATTAGTCACTGATTACCGCTGACAAGGGGGGGCCCTTTGGGGTCCCCCTAAATAAGCAAAAGATTTTCTAAAAACCTAAATTCTATTTAATATGGCAAAACAACAACTCCAGAGGGAGGACGAGGTCCTAGCCCCTGACGCAGCTCAGATTGAAGCTGTCCCAATTTTTAAGCCTCGACGCAGGCAAGAACCCGCACAGAATACTGGTCGAAAACAGAAGATTTATCAACTAGTAGATGGAGGTGGTGTATGGTTTAAATTATCTCAAGCGGATATTACCATATACGATAAAGAACTTGATACTGTTAGGTCAATACGATATTGTCCAAACGAGCCATCGATTTTTGTGGATAAGCAATCTCCTAATGCTAGGCGTTCACATATTGTATTTGTTGAAAAGCTCTTAGGTGTCCCCCAAGCCAACCTAATTTACAGGATTATTTGGATGCACATCCAGGCAATGTGAAAAATGGTGGTAACTTATTCTTTGAGATTAACAACGAAAAAAAGACAGATACACTTCTTCAAGATGAATTTGTCATTCACGACGCTATCTCATTGATTCGTGACAAGTCTATTGACGAGCTTATCCCTGTTATCCTGTATCTGGGTATTAGCCTTGAACAGCGCAACCAAGAGATTCGTAGGGAGCTTCTGATTGAAGCCAAGTCCAACCCAAAGGCGTTTATCGAACTGTTTGATAATCCTCTCGTTAAGATGAGAGCATCTATCAGCCTTGCAGCCTCCAACGGTATCCTTAGGATTAACCAAGACGGGGTGTTCTGGGCCGACTCAAACAGATTGATTCTCGCTACGCCTGTAGGACAGGATGGGGTCGATATGATGACCAAGTTCTGCCTAAGCGAAAAGGGGAGCCTTGTTCACCAAGAAATCCTAAAGCGACTCGAAAAGTTTCAATAAGCTAACTAGCTTACAATCAGGGGTTCCTTCGGGGACCCCTTTTTTGTTGGTATATTTGCACTTACGATAAAATAGGGAATGGCTAGCGTAGATACAGTATACAAGACTCTAAAGAACTTAGCGAACAAGGACCAAAGGGGCTTTATCACCCCAGCGGTCTTTAACTCGTTTGCGGGGGTTGCTCAGCTCAACGTATACAACAGCTTGTTCGAGAAGCTTGCACTAGGCAATGCAGCACGTACACGTCAGCTATCGGGGGAGCGTGAAACCGCCCCTTTGAAGCAGATTCGTGAGGACTTGGCCCGATTCAGCAAAGAGGTTACGATTAACCAGACCTCTAGCACAGACCAGACCTTTGCAAAGCCAGCAGACCTTGGGCGTATCATCTCCGCTAAGACCTTTGGGACATTCATCCTAAGCCAGACAACAAGCATTCCTATTGACCTTATCTACGATGAGGCTAAGATTGAATATGTTCTGAGAAGTACTTTGTCTGTCCCCACTGAATCACGTCCTGTAGCCCTTGTGAGCGACGTTCTTGAGGTTTACCCTACAACTATCAAGAAGATTAAACTACGCTACTACAAGCTCCCTGAGAGCTTGTCAGCGCTATCTACTCAGGCAAAGTCTACAAACCCTCCGACATTTGGTTTTATTACCGTGTCTGGTGTAGAGGTTTACAACCCAGACTCTTCTTTTGACTTTGAGCTACCAAACCACTATGTCCCTGAGCTTGTCATTGAAATTGCAAAGATGGTGGGGGTTAACTTGAGGGATTCAGAGGTATACGCATACGCAGCACAGGGTCAACAACCTAATCAATAATGGCTAGAAACTTAGTAACCGTAGACCAAATCGTCAATGACTTTGTTCTCAGCATTGCTGGGGATGACTACTGCGCTGATGTTTCAGATACTCTCGTAAGGAACTATGCCTTGAGAGCAATACGTGAGCTAGGCTTTGATATGCTCAAAATTGTGAGGAGTCTCAAGATGCCTGTGAATACAGACTTGTTGACCGTTGACCTCCCAGACGACTTTGTTGACCTTGTGAAGATTGGGGTCGTTGGTGGGGACGGTTTGGTATACGTGCTTGGGGAGAACAAGAATATTAATATCTCTCAGATTTATGTAGAGGACGCTGGTGGAAACCCAGTAGAAGGCGAAGACGGGCTCTATGAGCGTGTTGACGACACTTCTAGGCCTGGTTTTGGCTACTCAGACCTTTACGGGTTTGAGACTTATCTGTTCAGAAACTTCTGGGACAACGACTCCTACGGAGCACTGTACGGTGTAGGTGGTGGTCAGTATGTCGCTGAGTATCGTATGAACTACGACCAAAACAGGATTGAGCTTGGAAGCACCCCAGGCTTCTCCGATGTCGTCATTGAGTACATCGCAGACGAGGCACGTTCTGCAAACCCTTCTGTTCACTTGTACGCTGAATCAGCGGTAAGGAGCTACATCTACTACAAGATTATTGAACGCAAGTCCAATGTCCCAGCTGTTGAGAAGAGTCGTGCAAGGGCGGAGTACTACAATGAACGTAGGCTAGCCAACGCAAGGCTGAAGTCGTTCAATATGACCGAAGCCCTCAAGACCATCAGGAAGAACTTCAAGCAAACCGTGAAATTCTAAGGATGGCTATTGATAAGCTAATACCTCGGTATCTCAATAAAGACGACGACTATCTACTGGTTAAATCAGTGGAGATGGTTGATGCGCTCAATGTGCAGATGTCTGATGACGAGGGCGGTAACGCAGGGGTCATTAAGAACGCTCTTGGGAATACACTCGTTAGCTATAATGCAAGTGGTGATGATTTACCTCCTGGAACTAATACAGTCATCGGTACAACAGCTTGTAAACAGACAGGAGAGATATTCTACTTTGTCCACAATTCAGGTGGCAACCATAGCATCTATCAGTACACGAGCCGAAGGAACACTGTAAGGCTCGTTTACAGAGACTCGGTTCTTGGGTTTACAGCAACTGGCTTTGTCAAGGCTGATTGCCTCGTTAAGGAGAACGGTGACACGCTTTTGTACTTCACGGATGGGGTTACAGACCCCAAGAAGATTAACGCCACAAAGGCACTGGCGAATACAGCTGGGGTTAGTGGTTACCCCTACAAGGCTGCTGGAGCTACTGGTTACACGGACGATGAGAAACTGTTGAGCATCACGACGATTAAGGCCCCTCCTTTGGAGCCATTATCAATAGCGCTAGCCATTGACTCAAATATAAATTCTAACTACTTAAAAGAAGATTTTTTTCAATTTGCCTATCAGTATGTATATGAAGATGGCGAGCTTTCGGCTTTATCTCCCCACTCTGATATATCAATAAACACTTATAGCGTTCTTGATGGAATCGATGAATCAAAGTATATCGAAAAGTTTAACGCTATAGATGTTTATTTTAAATACTCTAAAGGCGATGTATCTAAGATACGGATTTTTTCAAAATCAAAAAATCAAACAAATTTTTGTTTTTTCAGGGAGATAGATAATGATAGAGCAATTTCTACTGGCTCAGTCCGTTTTTTTAATTCAAACCTACTTAATCCTCTATCTGACAATGAAAATAACAAGTTGTTCGATAATGTCCCATTAAAGAGTCAATCTCAAGTCATATCTGGGAATAGGCTGTCTTATGGCAATTACACGGAATTCTTTGATATACCAGACAAAGTCTCTGGCAATGTTTTATTTAACTTTGAAGATGTATTAAATATACCGTCAATAATATCTTCATATGAAACAGTTACTGGAGTAACGGTTACTGGTGGAACTGTATCTACTAACTGGAAAATTAGCCTTGACTTCAATAAGGCCCCAGCTTCTTCAAGAAAGGCTATAACCATACCTCTGTCTATATCATTAAAAGCGAGTAAGTATTTAATTGAAAAGATATATAACCCAGGCATACCGCCTAGTGCAACCGACTATAATTTTGGGTACGCTATTGCTTCATCAATAACTCTAGGAGAAATAGATATACCTATACAAAAGACAATATCGCTTCCGTCTGGATATGCGACATTAAACGCATTAGCCTCATCAGTTAACTCAGCTATTTCTGGGACATACATAGGAACAACAAGCTCCAATAATTCAAATTTATTAGCTGTTTCTGGAATAACTGGGCAGGGACAGCCTGTTAGCGGATTAACTTTTTCACTGAATGGAACAATAGGTGTCACTATAGGAAGCGGTACTATTTCTAGTGGTATATTAACAATGGATGTCAGGACAAGTTCCCTCAATATACAGTCCAATTCAGTGCTTGATGTAAGCGGAACTTATAATAACGGCACTCCAGCCTACTACACATTAACATTCCCTCCTCTTATATGGAGTTTTCCAGATTCCATAGCTACAACAAGCGGATTAACCTTCCAAGGAATTTTTAATAGCACTCTTAATAATTATAAGCTTATAGGTCCATCGTCAACGGTATTCACAACGTTCGTAAATAATAAGACATTTAAGTCTGGCCAATTTCACAAATTTGGCGTGGTATATTATGACAACTATAATAGAAGCTCTTCTGTAAATCCATTAGATAGCTATTATGTCGAAACTGAAGGCGAAAGAGGAGACGCTCCATTCGGGCCCTCTAAGGCCATTATTAGGCTATCTAATCAGCCGCCATCTTGGGCAAAGAATTACCAAATAGTATATTCTCCATATAGCACTTACTCTTTTGCTTATAGGTATTCTGTAGCCGAAGGTATGTTGGCCTCTTCAACATCTTCCACTGTTGGAAGAAATATATTTTTATCGATGAGGCATCTTGAAGGGCAAGACTCTTCGTACAAGGAGTCAAAGGGAGCAATATTCAATTACTCGTTCGCAAAGGGAGACAAGCTAAGAATAGTGAGTTATACCGACCCATTGAATGGCAAAATTTATTATCCAAGAAACTATATATTCGATATCATAAGTTATGATTATTATACGTCACAAGACACTCCAATCAATACAACCACATATGGAGGCGGAAGAGCTATAGGATGGATTATGTCTGTGAAAGACGAGGGGTATTTATTGTTTTCATCAAGCGACATAACCTCAAATAACTCTAGGTGGCCTAATGATTGTATCGTAGAAATATACAGGCCAGTAGGGTCTGTTAATACGCCAGTATACAATGAGATAGGGTTGTATGGAGACGTTTCGTCAACTGTTGGAGGAATAAGATATCATAAAACTAATTTTAAGAGATAGGTCTTATACTTCCGCTGGCACTCAAAGTCTAGTCGCACTGAATGGCCTTTTCACAATATCATCTGGGTTCACCCAAATATACCCTGGAGATAGAATAGAATTTACCCAAAGGGTCACTCCTCCAAATACTCCACTTATAGCTACTAGAACCGTTGAATCTACGTATGTTAATACATCTGGAAACTTAGTAGTTACTTTTACTCAGAACAATGCGTTAATAGATAGTACTTGGGATTTTAATTACTCGAACATAACTGGAACAACAGATTCGATAATAGTTACATCCAATGGAGACTGCTATAGCCGACCTAGACAAATTAAACTAAATCCGTTTGTTAGTGGAGGGCCTAATGTGGACCCTTCGGATGTGTTTAATATAAGATATTCTACATTGTATGTTGAAGACCTTAGCGTTAGCGATTTTTACGAATCGAATTATCTAGGCTTTGGTAGACCAAATGCGGAGTCATTAAACGTAAAACAGATTAAAAGGAAGTCATCAATAACATACTCAGAGCCTTATTCATTAGATTCATCTGTATTAAAGCTGTCATCATTCAATGGCGGTCAAGGTAACTTTGTCGACCTACCTAACGCCTACGGGGCTATTAAGCAGATGCTGAACAACGGAGACAGCATTACGGTTCTTCAGGAAGTTAAATCATCGCTTATCCCGATAAACAGAAACCTCATTGAATACCTTGACGGTACATCAAATGTAACCGTGTCAACTAATTTACTTGGAGTTCAATCTGTTTATGCTGGGGACTTTGGGACTCAAAACCCTGAAAGTGTTAAGTCTTACAACGGAAGAGTATACTTCTCAGACGTAAGGTCTGGCAAGATTGTACGCATTGGGCCAGATGGGTTGGAGCCTATCAGCGAGGCAAAGATTGACGCTTACACGCAAGATAAGTGCTTCATCATTGCATCTTCTAGCGGAACCTACAAGACTATTGGCGGTATTGACCCTATGCACGGGGAGTACGACATCACCTATGTGAATGTAAACTCAAGCGGTGACCTTTTTAATGATACGATTGCCTACGATATGGAGGACAAGGTGTGGAATACGAGGTATTCGTTCAAACCAGAGGCTTACGAGCATCTTGACAACTACCTCTATACGTTCAAAGAGGGTAAGATGTATAGGCATACCGATTTGGCTAATAGGAACGAATTCTATGGAAGCGGAAATGTATCCTCAGTAAAGCTTATATCTGCATTCAACAACTCAATGGTCAAGACAGCTGAGGCTTTCAGCATAGAGGGGAATGCTCCTTGGACATTTAAGTTTACCGTCAGTGGTCAAGCATCTTGGCGATACCGTTACTGTGGCGACTGGGAACATATCGCTTAGGAGAGGGCGCTTATTATGCAAACGTCCCAAGGCTTAACGCAACTTCGACAAACGCTGTATCAAATAGAGCCGTTATCGGTTACGTTACAGCAACGGGGACTTGGGCTAGTGGTGTTACTCTGACATTGGGAAACAGAATCACGACCCCATTCCAAGTTAGCGGGAATTCCTTTATAGGGGCTTTGACTAGTGGTGGAACTACTACTATTTACAATGGAGCCACTGGTTACGCCACAATACAGGCATCTGGGACCAACACGATACTTCTTGGGAACTTATCTGGGAGCACTATGGCCATAGCAACTGGTACTATCCTTGTGGCTGATAGTCAAGCGTCTATTGACGGTGACCCTGTTAGAGGACCGTTCTTTATCATCGATTTAACAAACAGCTTGACAACACCGATAGAGGCCTACGCATTTAACGTATACTTGACTAGGTCAAGGCTTCACAACGAACAAGTAACTGAATAGTATCTTTACACTTATGAAATCACGTAAAAATCCGAAGAAATACGTTGTAGGTGGCTTGTTGGCTGGGTCAGCTATTATAGGTGGTCTTGCTGGGGTTGGTCAGTCTATTATGGGAGCGGTACAGGCCAAAAGGGCGAAAAAAGATATGGAGCAAATAAGGAAAGGCGCACCAGACCTTAATGCACCAATAGCTGGAACTCCATCAGAGTATTACAAAGCCTACAAAGATGCCTATAACCAAGACATTATGAACCGTCAGATGGAGTCCATCAAGGCGGGATTGGCTGGGACTACAGAGGCTTTATCTGGTGCTGGCGGTAGGGCTTTGCTTGGAGGTATCGGTGCAGCTACTCAGCAAGCACAGAGACAGGCTCAAGGCATCGCTGACATTCAGCAACAAAGACAGACTGAAGCTCTCCAGAATTTAGGTGCGGCCAATGAAAGGACAAGACAGGCTCAAGAAGCCAGGCTTGCTATGAGAGAGGAAAGATTTCAGACTGACCTTAATAGAGCCGCTGGAGAAAGGGCAGTCGGTCAGGCTAATATTGGGGCTGGTATAGGTCAAATTGGCTCGTCAGTACAGGGATATCTTGGAGGTTTAGCAGATATTGAGGCAGCAAAAATAAAAGCGGGGGTGGCAAAAAAGGGTATGGTTGTAAAAACCCCTGGCCCATTCTCTCACAAAAAGAACCCAATAGATATTATGCAGAATGGGGAAAAGATTGCTGAAGCCACTGGTGGTGAGTACATTTTTTAACCCCAAACAGATGTCGAACATTAAGAGGTATGTAGCAAATGATGACAAGTCTAAGCTTCACAGTTATGTAAAGGCTCTTATTAAAAGATTTGAAAAGTAATGGCTCAACCAGTAATAGGCGCATCGGTATGGCAATTGCCCGACTTTGGAGCAAAAACTTCCGAAATGGGGAGGAGTTATGCCAAAGCGCAAGAATTAGCTCAAGAAAAAGCTAGATTAAGAAAAAAAGAAAAGTCTTCAGAGCTTGGTTTCACTCAAGCTCAAAGTAACTATTACGATAACTCGTTTAAGCTAGACCCAAACAGGCGAGCTGTTTTAGATGTGGCATATAAGCAGTTGGAGGAACTTGGAGAAAGGGCGATTTCTGGAGACCAAACGGCTGAGGCAGCATTCAAACAAGCTCGACAGGACTTTAATCAAGCCCTTAATATAGGTGTAATTGCTTCTACAGAAGGTAGAACTGCATACAAACAAGTAAAAGATAACCCAAATGCATATGATGAAAGCACTAGGGCAAATATAGATAAGATGCTTGCAGACTACACGAGTTTTAATTATGACCCGCAGGTAATTGATGGGGTAGTAACTGTTTTGTCTTCCGATGGGAAAACCAGAGTTCCTCTTAGAGAATCGCTAGGTTTTTCTGTTGGTGTCGCTGAAGGTCCTGGAGGAAATTCTCTAGGCGTAAGAAAAAGAAAATCCTTTTATAAAAGACGTTGACATTACTAATAGGGCAATGAACGCTATTAAGCTTTATGGACCTTCTGCTATAATAGATACAGGAACCTCGCAGTCATACAATACAAAGATGATTATAGACAAGGAATTACAGAACCTTGACTATAATTTAGATATGGCGAATGACCCTGGAGCTAATGATAGAAGATTAGAGATAGCTACAAGAGGGGCCTATAAACTAAAAGGAAGCGCACCTTCAAAAGAGGAGGTAGATATAATACTTAACGACCCAATGAGGTTTAAAGCAGTGCTAGATGATTATAAAAAGCAATTGTCTACACAAATTCAAAATATGGTTCCAGCTAAACAGGTATCAGGTGGAGGTGGTGGGGGTAATGGACCTGGGAGACTGACAAATGCAGATGTGAACGAATTGGATGCCTTTTTTACTGGTGTTCCGCAACCTACAGCTGATGCCTCTGGAAACGTAATTATAGCCCCACAAAACTATACAGTCAAGATTGGCGGAAATGACTTAGCTATAACTGACTTAACCTTTGATAAAAAAGGTAATTTGGTTTGGGCTAAGGCAGACTTTAGCGGCCTCCCGTCAACGACAGGAAGACCAACAACTGCACAACTTATTCTACGGTGCAACAAGACTTGAAAAAAAGAAACATATACAAAGCCGTTGGGGAAACGGCAGTTAAAGCAGTAAACGCAAAAGGGGGAACACCAAAATAAAATATATGCCACTAGACCCAGTTTTAAAAAAGTTTATTGACGAAGCAGTAGCCAAAGGGAGAACTGCTAAAGACATAGGTAGCTCTATAGCAGAAGCTGGATGGGGATTAGCTCACATTAAGGAGGCTGAATCCTATTACAATTCTAAAAAAAAAAGTTCGAGCTATACTTCACCAAGTCCAAGGTTGGGCTCATTTTTAGATGGGGAAACCACGAATTCTTCATCGGTTTTGTCTCCCGACTTTACAGACCTTTCTTCTGAATTAGAAAGGAGAAGAAAGACATCTGACGAATTTGGGTTTCAATATAGAGACCCCCTTAGTGTAAAGGGAACAGCCTTTTCTACCCAGCAAACCAAACTGGTCTTCCTGATGATGTAGTAAATATGGTTATTGAAGGCCGTAAAGAAGCTGGGCTTCTTGATGTTGATGGCGGTGAAGTAGAAAACCCAAATAAAGGCTATATATGGGAAACAACTGAGCCAAAAGAAGAATCTTATAATAGGTATTACGATGCAATTTCCAGAGTTGCGTCTGCTGAAGAAAAGGAAAACAAAATAAAAGCATCGACTCCAAACTATGAGATGGGAATTCCGATGGTCGGAATGGGAATCCCAGGACCTTACACAAAAGACCGTTTGATTCTTTCGGAATCCGAAAAGCAGGCCGCATTGATTTCTGCTGATAAAGAAAAACAGCTAGCAATTAAGGACCTTTTTCCGCAAGTAAAAAAATCCTATGACGCATTAGTCCCAGAAGCAAAAGCATACGGAGAATATGTCCCTGAATGGGAGGATTTTAATGGGAATCCATCGTTAGAGGCAATAGATTGGGTCGGCAGTAAAGCAAAAAAATACCAAGAGGAAATATTTGAAAAAATAAAAGAAGAGTCTATAAAAGAAGCGGAAAACTCAAATTGGGGGTCTAGATTTATTAATAGAAATGTTTACGGCTTTATAGCAACTGCTGCTGCTCTTGGTCAAACTTTAAGGGGTGGCGCTGAGGTTGGGGACGATAATATTTTAAGGGATGAATTAACAGATTTTGCTAAGGAGGGTATTGACCAGCAAAACCGTGCCGCTCTTGGAGAGAAGTTCTTATCAGGTTATTCAATAGAGGAAATACAAAAAGGAATAACTGGGAATATAAATGATGGTAACTATGGTGCTGCGTTGGGTATGCTGGGACTTGAGTCGTTAGAAATGATTCCTCAGGTTTTATCTGCAGCGTTTCTTGGAAGTACTGGATTGAGATTGATGGCTACTTCTGCGGCTGGAGACGCTTGGACTCGTGTAGCCTATGACCCAAAATATAATGCCTTTGAAAAAACAATTTACGCTACTGTAGCTGGACTTGCTGAATATTACACAGAAAAAATATTTAGTTACGATAGAAATGCTTTGAGAGGTTTATATGGAGCTATCCAACAGGCTGGTAAAAAAGAACTAGGAGATATTATGTTTGGTGCCCTACCAGCCTCCGTAAGAGCTTTAGTCGAGGAGGGGTTTGAAGAAGGTATCGTTGATGTTGTTACCCAAGGAATGGAATGGACTATGGCGGGGAAAAAGTTTGACCCTTATCAATTAGCTGATGCGGTAATTCTTGGCTCAGTTATGGGTGGTGGGTCTTTTGTTTTAGCTAAAAGCCCTAATGTATTAGGTCGAATTCCTGGTATGAGGACTAGACTTGAAATGAACTCCGAAATCGCACAGATTTATCAGATTCTTAGCAAGTCTGGACTAGCAATTAATTCCCCAGAAAGGATTAATCTTGAAAAGAGATTAAGAGACCTTCTGGCGGAACAGAAATCAAGGGCCGATAAGGATATGCTGTTTTACGGGCAATATTCCCAAGAGGATAAGGAAGAGACTTTATGCTTTACAGCAATCTGTTGTGGCTAATATGCAAGCGTTTAGGGAAGCTAAATATGCCGAGGGGAAAAAAGCAATTGTCGAACAAATCAAGGCCGATATGGCCAAAATACAAACTATAGAAAGTAAATATGATAGCCAAGAAAAACAACAAGTATCAAGTGAAGTCGCTGCAGGGCAAGAACTTGGGGAGTACAGCTCGATGAAACAGGCGCTCAAGCGACTGAAACAGGTGGAATTCTTCAAGAGTCTGAGCAAGAAAAAGAACAAGCCAGGCAGAATGCCGATAACTTAGAACAGTCTCAACCAGCGAGGAATCCAGATTCTTTTACAGACGTAGACGAAAAGGGCGCTGAAAACGTCAGAGATACTCTATATGATTTTATCAAGAACGCTGCTAATACTTTCTTTACAAATCAAAGCAGTAAAAGACAAGCAGCAAGAGCCGCTGAATCTATAACGAATGTCATCAAATCAATCAATGCTCTTGGGAAAAAGATTGATGTTGGTCTTTTTTATACAAAGGAGTCGCTTGTAGATTACTTGATGAATTATGGGCTGGATGAAAATGGGAAACGATATACTGAAGAAAAAGCAAGAAAAGTTGTAGATGAATCTAGAGGCCTATATCTTGGTGGCGGGAAAGGTAAAACAAATATTGCTCTTTTTGTGCCTCATTTACTTGCAAATACCGCCTACCACGAAGGATTACACGAAGTTATTCCCGCTGTTTTTGGTCAAGAGGGTATAAATAAATTGTTCAATGGTATACGCAGGTCTTTGCTTAGCAATCCAGTTCTAAATGCGTATTTTGAACGGTTTGGCGGTGAATATGAAAAGGAGGATGTTGGAGAAGAGTTTGTTGTAGAACTAGCGTCACTTATAGCGGATGGCTCCGTAAGTGTCAAAGTTAAGCGTGGAATTATAGACACGTTTATGGAACAGTTCGCCAAGTTGTTGGGTCTTGTTGGTATTGATGTAAGACCAACTCAAGGCCAATTTTTGGAAATGCTAGCCGACTTGTCTAAAAAGATTGGTTCTGGGGAAGATATTGGTGAAATCTCAGGAGAGATGGCTAATGATAGCAATAAACGTGTTCGTAGGAGCGCCCTTGGATTACGAAGGAAAGAAGAGTCTTTATCGGAATTTGGGTTGCCTGATGTTAAAAGAATAACTAACCGTCAAATAGGCGAAGCTCTTGAGTTAAGGCAAAAAAAGAAATATAAGAAGATACCACTAAAAGATTTTAGCGATAAATCCGCAGATGTTATTTCTGACTATATGGTCGATGAAGTAATATTTGAAATTGAGGCTTTGGGCGAGAAATCGGCAGTAGGATGGTATGGCCCTAAATTTAGAGAAGCTTTAGATGAGCTAGCTAAAGTTATGCCTACTATGAGAGAACAAAGTGATAGAAATCTATTCACGATGCTAGTTGCTATAACGTCAGATGGGCAAAAGGTAGAAAATAACTATACTTATGCACTATCGTTATATAATTCTTTTTTAAAAGATGGATTCGTTTCTCAAGAATTTAATTTTGGGGGAACAAGGAATGCCTCAATGAAGGCAAACGTCAGAGAAATAAATAAAATCTTAAAAGAAAATGGAAATGACCTCACGAATATAAATGACATTCTTCTAGAGAAGATGAGGTATGGAGATATAAAAAAGAAATATGGTGACAAAGTAGACGATTTTGGCGAGGATAGCGAGGAAGATGGCAAGAAAAAGACTAAGAGTTCGGGTTATAAGGTAGATATGATGTTGCCAGTATCCGCTGCAATATTTGGTCCTAAGCTTGGAGCTTTTTACGCCAATCTATCTGGTCAGGAAGAGTATCTGACGATGGATAGGTGGTGGACCAGAACATTCAATAGGTATAGAGGTACTCTTATACCAACAATAAGTGAAAAGGGATTGGCTAGATTTAGGGAGTTGGTTAGATATCCCCCTACTGCAAGAAAAGGTACTGTCTTGAAAGAGGTGACTAAGTACGCACAATCATATAAGAAAAAGAAATTCAAAAACGGGACTGAAATTGAAAAAGCTGCTAATACTATCTATAAGGACGCTTTTACTGAGTTAAATGATGCTCCTATGGGGGCTGGAGAGCGAGAGTTTATGATTAATACAGCAAATAAAGCTAAGGAAAAGCTTAGTAAGGCTGGATATGATTTAACCGTGGCTGATGTTCAAGCTGTCCTTTGGTATTTTGAAAAAAGACTTTACGCAGAAATTAAAAGGAATAAGTTTGCTATGGATATTGACTATTCAGATGCAATGCGTAAAATCATCACGGAAGAGCCAGGAAAATTAAAGCAACTCCCAAATCAAGTACGTAAAGACGGTAAGATGGAGGATGAGTATGACCAAGAGATGGTTGACATTATTGACTCTCCGACAAACAATTTAATCCAGCTAGATGAAGTTATTGATTTGGAAGCTGTTAATGAAGCTACGGAGACAATAAATGAAGCTCAAGAAAGACCTTCCCCTCGCAAGGTTAAGCAGATGAAGATAATGACTCCATTGGGGTCAATACCTAAGCTCGTGGAGAGCCTTGATGTTTTGATGACTCCAGCAACCACTGAAAGGGTGCAGTATAGGGTATCCGAAAAGAAGAGATTTGAAATTAAGGATTTGTCGGTAAAATTTGATGAAGCGGTTAGACAAGGGAATACAAGTGATGAAATCAAGTATGGAAAACAGTTAGAAGAGCTTGGACAGGAAATCACTGAAGGAGCTAGAAGGACAATAAAGAATGAGGTGGCTAAGCACAGAGGTGTGGCTGTGCAGTTTGGTGATAACTATATTGGCAGTTGGAATGAAATTTTTGAGCCTTCGTTGAATATGAGGTTGATACTTACCCCAGAATCCAACGAACAGGCTATATCTGATATGATTTCTAGGTTTGCCGAAAGGTACAACCAAGATGCAGTTATCATTGAAAAGAGGTCCTATAAAGAGGAGGATTACAAAAATAATCTTATAAATATGCCCTTTTTTGAGAGGGATGAAGGCAGTAATCTGGACCATTACCCACAAATATTTATTGAGTTTGAAGAAAAAATGACGAACGAGCAGGTTAATGCTTTATCTTTGGCTCTTAACGAGTCAAAATTAATCGATTCTTTTTCTGTCAATAAAAACGAAAATAAAGATATCTATTATCCACCTTCCCTTTGGTAAATGGGAGCAAAAAGCAGACGAATCAAACGAAGAATATTATAAACGAAAACAAGAAAACTATGAACAACAACTCAGAGAATTCCAAAAAATATGGAATGAGGTACTCGGAAGCAATGTCGATGTTAGAGCAAATATTAGGATTAGACAGTCCTACTACTACGAAGGGGCAAAAGCCAAATTCAAGCCAAAAGGATACGAGCCGAAAGACAAAAACGACGAAGGATATGACATCAGAAGATATTCTAGAGATAACTTTCTTAAAGAGTTCAAAACGACCTTAACTAGCACCGAGAAAAAGATTGCTGAGTATAAGAAATTAAGAGAGGAAGAGATTATACTAAGTGAACAGAAGAAGAAATTACCTAAAGACAAGCAAGAACGTCTTGATGAGATAAGGAAAGAAGTCCAGCCAGTAATTGAGTCAACCTTTGCTTATAATAAGACATTCTTTTATGCTCTTCGCAGAAAACTAAATGAAATAGCGGAATCTTTTGCGTCAAAAGCTGACGGTGCTTTTGTTAGCACTTTCTCTATCAAAAGGCCATCAAGAGCGGCTGTAAAAGCTTTGCGATGGTATTTTGGGGCTACCGAAGAACTTGGAGACGGGGCAAGAGTTAATATCATTGTGGAAAACGAAGACGATGCTAATAAGATATACGAACTCATACAAAAAGAGTATCCTCGAAAGAAAAATGAAGAAAGACGAGTTAACGAAAGCACAGAACTAGGATATCCTAAAAGGCTTATAGAAGTCTCTGATATTATTGATGGATTTATAGCCGAAATTCAAGTTATGACGGCAGAGGGATACCTTGCAAAAGACGGTGTTTCTTGGTTTAACTCATAGAAAAGAGACGAAGCTAGGGCTTCTTTAAGGAAGGTCCAAGAAAGACTTGGATGGAAAATACCAGACGGTCTTGGTCATTATTTCTATGAAATACATAGAGACCCCAACATTGACTCAAAGATTAGAAACGAGGCTTTGCGTCTAAGCAATGATTACTATAGAGCTTTTACCGATAAGAATTCGATGCTTGATGAGGGCAGCTTTATGAGCGATGTGATTGACTTCAAGCGGATGGTTGATAAGGCCGATAAGTCTAGCTGGGACGAGGGCAACAAAGCGGAATCCCCAAAAACACTTGACTCGTACATAAGGTCAAGGGACGGTAAGAAACCAATTAAAAGAACTAAAGCCCAGATTATTAGCGGGAAAAGATTCGGCACAAAGCTTGTGAATTCTAGGAGAATAGGGGAAGACGGAAAATACCTGGAATTGATGTCCTCCTGGGCTAGTGAATCTATGAAGAGAGCTATTGCGCTAGAGGATAAAGGCCTTAACCCAGAGCAAATATATTATCAAACTGGATGGGAACGTGGGGCTGATGAAGTGTGGAGATATGAACTTGAGCCACTAAAGCTGTCTGACAATGCGCTTAATAATTTAATAGTTCACGATGAAATTGTAAGTCTTGCTGATTTAATAGCCGAAAGACCTATAGACGAGCCTCGTACTCAAGAGAACGAAACTGTGTTGGACTACTATCCATCCTTGCAATATGTTGACGTGCTTATCGGCCCATATGGGCAAGGTACACTTTATGACCCTGTTGATAGGATTATACAGATAGACAAAAATGTTATTGACGCTGGGACAAATGCAGTTTATCTGGCTATAGTTCACGAGGTCCAACACGCAATTCAGCACATCGATGATTTGAATTGGGGCGCTAATCCAGAACAGGCAAAAAAATTACTAGAAGATGCCATAGAGGCTACCGAGGATTTAAGGAAAACCGCTTTGATTAAGTCTAAGGAGCTAAAAGAAAAACTAGAAGACTTGTATGGCAAAACTTTGGATGACTTGACCAAAGAGTCATCAAGCGAGCTTTCAAACTTTGATAATTATGGCTCAATTGCTCGTTACAATGAATATAAAACCTATGTTCAACTTGTCGAATCAAGCTATGAAAAGCTAGGAAGATTAAAGCTCACATTAAACAGGTTGATTGATAACGAGATAGATTCTGATGACGTTTATATGCTATTTGCTGGGGAGGCAGAGGCCAGAAATGCCGAAAAAAGGGCATTGATGTCTAAGGAAGAAAGGAAGGCAACGCCTTTTAGTATGTCGGAGGACAGGCTTAGAGCTGAACAGGTGGTACAACCTGCAGGGCGGGTTTTTGAAAAGCCGTCGGCTAAAGATATCGGTAAGGTTAAAAGAATGGCTTTAGGTACTACTAAAGGTAGACTTTACGCTTATCTTTTAGGTCGTTCTGAAAAAGACGTTAATGGGAATGTCACGATGTTTGTTGACAGAGCGGAATTCATAAGAGATGCTAGCCGTTTTATGGGGGCACAAGAGGCCGCTGATATCTATGATAATGTCGCTAATGACAATGTCCCTAATGACGCATTGGACGCACAGAGCTACACAGGAAACATAGACAAAGCCTATCTAGACTCTATGTCTAAGATTGAAAGAGAGACAAACAAAGCGATTTTTACGATAAAGAACGCTATAGTCAAACTGTTGGATAGGCAGCACCTTATTAAGGCGGAAGTTCTTAAAGCTGGCTTGCAAAGAGCGAAAAACTTAATCGTCAACAAGGCTGGGGCATCTTCAAGGGCATTGGCATTTGTAAAATCTTGGGAGTCAAGAATCTATAAAGGGCTTAGCCAAGAGGAAAATACTCTTCTTGACAAGATTATTGTCCTCCGTAGGATATCTACGATTGATGCAAATTTTGCCGAAAGGTATGATAATGCATTGGCTGAGTACAATGATGCGATGGCTAAACTTAACAATCTTCAGCCTAATACGCCATCCTACGATAAGACGCTAAGAAAAGCGTTAAATGCTCAAAAAAAGATGGCGGAAGCAAAGCCACCAACACATCCAGAAAACATAGATGGTTTAACCGCATCTCTTGAGTTATCAAGACTCCAAGCTGAAATGGGAGATGAAGCGTTTGCTAAGCTAAATGAAAGAGCCGACGAGTACTTTGACGCATTTTCATCAATACTTGATGAGATGTATAGAGAAGGTATGATAAGCGAAAAGCTTTATGAGCAGTTAGCTGGGCTCGACTATCAGCCTCGTGTGTTCCTTGAGCATATGTTTGAAGATATGGATTCAAATATGATGAGTGAACATAGGTTCACTGGTCCAATAATCCAAAGACTGAAAGAGGGTAGTGATAAAGAAATGCTTTTCAATTCGAGGTACTTACTACGTATATACGCAAAAAATGCCTTTACTAGGATGGCTAAAAACAAGATACACGTAGAGTTGGGGAAAGCAGTTGATGTTCCAACCAATGCCTCTTGGATATCTAAAACAGCTAAAACTGGGTTCAGCGAAATTGTGTACTATACGCAAAAAGGAAGAAAGCAGGGGGTTCAGCAAAAGTTTTATCTTAGGAACGATTTGTACAGCTCTCTTAATGATATGAAGCGATATGCGTTACTTTCTCCTCAAGCCCAGAATATTATTGGCATAGTCACTGGGGCAAGACTGTTAAAAATGCTGGCAACTCAACTTAACCCGTTGTTTGTTGTCAAGAACGTACCTAGGGATTTTACCCATATATTGATGTTCACTGATTTTTACGATAACGTACCGCTACCAATAGCGATGTTTAAGCTAGGAATGGACTACATCCGTGGTGCTAAGAGTAAGATTACTGATGACAAGTGGGTTCAAACTTTACATAAAGTTTGGAGGCGGTATGGAGTTTCTTTCCACGGAAGGAGAGGAAAGTATTGGACTTGGTAATCCATCTTCAGCTCAGCAGAGAAGAATGGCTCGCCTTGGTATGAAGGCTTCTGAAGTCTTAACCAAAGGTAGAGAGTACTTGGGCTATCTAGGAGAACTATCTGAAATAGCTCCAAGGCTAGGTATATTTCAGTCATTGGTTGAGAAGAGGCTTGAAGAGGCGGGGGTAGATATTAATAGCGAAGCAGCAAAGCCTATAATAGAGGAAGCCGTTACTTTGGTCAGAGAGATAATAGATTTCTCTCAAGGCGGTGAATTGACTAAGGCTGGAGAGTCCGCCATACCATACCTTAACGCAGCGTTTCAAGGATTCAGAGTATCTACAAATTATATAGCAAACAACCCTAAACAGTTTGCCCTCAAGCTAGCTCAGTTATCGGTAGCCATTTTTGCCTTAGCTCTGTTTAATGCATCACTTGGAGACGATGATATGGAGGATATATCCGATGAAATAAAATTCAGGAACTGGATTATACTTACTCCATTTAAAGATAAAGATGGTAATAGGTATTACTTAAAGATAGCAAAAACCCAACAGCTACAGGCTTTCGCCAACTTGTTGGAAATTGGCGCTGAGACATACGTTGCTAGTCAAAACAACCGTGAACCAAGGATAAATGATGACATTTCAAAGATTGCACTTAAAACTGTAGGTTCATATCTTCCAAAAGACATCAGTAAATTAGACAAGGAGATAATGACTTCGGTCCCTGTTTTCGCAACTATGTACACTTACAGCTCAAATTATGATGCCTTTAGAGACCAAATTGTTAGCAGGGACTACGCAAAGCAAACTTCTCAAGGAAAACCATCTCCCCAATACGAGGATTTATTCGATAAAGATGTACCGTATTTTTATAAAGCTATCGGACAAGGATTGGGATTAGGACCAAAAAGATTGCAAGCAGCTACAGAAAAAATTATTACAAGCCCTCATAGTTCTCTGATTGTTATGGGTTCGTATTCTATACTTGACGCTTTTTCTAGGAAATACGAATTAGAGGGCCCGAATGGTATGAAAATTCAAGATGTTCAGGATATATCTAAGGGTGTAGGAGAAAGGTTGGGAGCTGATGCCACGAAGGTATTTGTCGGAGTAACAAACCCAGATACAAAAAGTTACAGGAAGAGAGAAGAAGTCGATAAAGCTAACATAGAAAGCAATGACAGAAGATTGTTTCTAAAAAAAGAAGCAGACAAGTGGGGTGAAAAGCTTTACAATCTAAACGAACAAAAGGTAAGTGCGGAAACATACAATAGAACTATCGATTCAATAAAGGCTGAAGTAAGAAAGCTTGATGAAAAGGACGCAGAGTTCTTCAAAAACAGAATTAATGCAGTAGCGAAAAAAGGACCAGATATACCTCAGCAGTATAATGAATTGATGTATGCCGCAGATGACGTAGCCAGGGCCAAAATACTATACATTTACGACCAAAATATGACCGACCAAGAGATATACAACTATATGGGTGATTACACTTCAGCTGTTGGTAGGAACATAAATAGAGAGCAAAACATAAGAATTGCCAAAGAGTATGCTAAAATAAAAAAAGATGAAGAGAAGTAAATTTGCACTCGCAATATGTTTAACGGTATTCTTCTGTTTGTTGGCTTCTTGCTCAGCAAATTGGCATCTAAACATGCAATGAGAAAGGACCC